CTTGCTCAACATACCCCCTCCGCAATTATAGATATACGACTACACGCGCCATCACTAGTTTCAGTCAGGAAATGCAACAACTGTTCTGCGGTTCTGGGTAAGACAATCCAAGCGGAGAGCAGAAAACACTGTATGCAAAAACAGGTTATTGCAAATTGGAATGGAGCGATACCCCATAAATATGGGAAAAATGCGTTTCAATGATGTGAGGCAACTAAATCATGGTGATAGTTACAAATCTGTAGTCACTTTTGCGACAGGGGAATGCATACCCTTGCCGAATGGTAAAGCAAAAACTACAAAATATCGCCCCATTCGGCCTGCGCATGCAGCCGGATTTAAAAGCTAGTCTGGAGAAGGCTGCTCGAAAAGTGCCGCAGTCATTGAACGCCGAAATCGTCGCCAGGCTTGAGCACAGCATTTCTGCCAAACACGACATCAAAGACTTCACCGATGGCGAACTAATAGATGAATTGATCCGCCGATGGGGCCGCGACCAAGTTTTAATACACCTCGGAAAGTCAAGCGAATAGACCGCAACAACGCCATACAAATGGCCTCACCTGAAAGCCCGCACTAGCGGGCTTTTTTACGCCCTTCTGCTTACGCGCTAACACGCACAAACACAAACAGTTAAAAAATTAATTCCAGTCAATCACATTTGTGTTGACATCTTCAAACACATACGTGATAATGAACACATCGAATCACAAACACCACCCGGTGAGATTGGATAGGGAGAGAAGAATGAATACGGTCACCGAACAAATCTTCAACCACAGCCGCCACAGCGCCGCCAGCTTTCAAGAGTCCGTCGATCAGTATGCAAGGCGCATCGAGCAGGACATCAAGGACGCGATCCTGAAGGACAAGTCCGAGCTGCATGAAATCGCAGGCCTCGCCTTCAGCAACATGGAAGAGGAAACGCTTGGCTTCATTCTGCTGGCAATGATCGGCGGCGACATCGGCGCGATTCGTTCGGCGCAGCTCATGGTTGTGACCGAATACCAAAAGGCTGTGCGCAATACGGCAGAGCTTCGGGCTGTGCGGCATGTGGAAAGCATGGAGCCGGGGACGGATTAATCAGCAGTACAACTTACCAATGGGAGAAAAGCATGGAAAAGCAAATCATTGAGATCAATGGCGTAAAGATGGAGGTGGACCTGCGTTACGCAAAGCGCATCGACCATCTGACGGTTGGAAGTCGTGTCAAGTGCCTCGTTAAGGGATATGGCGACGAATACAAAGTTCACCCCGGCGTCATTGTTGGCTTTGAGCCATTCGAAAACCTGCCTTCGATTGTTGTTGCCTACTTGGACGACAACTACTCTTCCGCAGACCTCAAGTTCAAGTCCTATAACGCGAAGTGTTCCGACTTCGAAATCATCGCCGACATTGACAACAACTCCTTGGAAGTCAACCGGGACGGCATCCTCGCAAAGATGGACCGCGAGATTGAGCGCAAGCAGCTTGAGCTTGCGGACCTTGAGGAAAAGAGAGGTTTCTTCCTTAAGAAATTCGGAATCTACTTCACAGACGCCATGCAAGCAACCCTCTAACAAGTCTCCCTTGGTGCGCACGATTCTGATGCGCCGTCACCTGCACGAAACGCAGGGCTAACAAGAATGCCGCCGTTTAGCAACCCTGAGAACGTTGCGAAGGTATGGACAGGCCGAGCGGCGGCATCCTCGTTGGCAGTCGCATGGCCGTATCTGGATGGCTAGTACCCACCCACTAAAGCCGAGCATATGAGCATGTTGTTTATTGCGTTGATAGATATGCGGATCAGTAGCGGAGAAGGCAACCCGATTTGCCAACACCTAATAACAGGGAGATGACATGAACACGCAGCCAGCACCAGTAACGCCGCAGCCGATATTCCCGATGGTCTATTGCTCGCAGTGCGGCAATGGGTTCGGGCCGGGAGTGTGCGGATTTTCGTCCTGCAAGGAGCACCAGCATTTAATTGTTGCGGAGGAATGATATGAACACCCAACTCATACGCCGCGCCGTAGTCCTGTTCCCGAGAACAGATTACACCGACCCCGCAGCAGTCCGCCACGCTCGCCGCAACTGGCTTCGCAGCATCGTCATGCTCCGCTGCGCTCCTGGTGGCAGTAAGTGGATTCTTGATCGGCCCGTGGAGCGGCAATGAAGAGGATTCCGACAACGACAGTCGGAAGATTGATCCGGCTATTGCGGAGATTGTGGAGGCGGAAATGAGCCGAACCAAGAATGCATGGCTTGCCCACGTAGAGCAGCAAGAATGCCGAGAGCGTAAAGAGCAATTCGAGCGAAACATCAAACAGAGCGAGAAATCAAATGAGCATAAGCACAGTGATATTAGGCGAATCTGGAACGGGGAAATCCGCTTCCATGCGCAACCTGGACCCGTCCAACACGCTGCTAATCCAAGTGGTGAAGAAGCCTCTCCCCTTCCGTTCTAAGGGTTGGTCCTACTTTCATCACGAAACAAACAAGACCGGCAATGTATTCGTGTCCGACGACTGGCAAATGATCGGAACACTGATGCGCAAGACCAAGCGCAAGGTGATCGTCGTTGACGACTTCCAATATGTTTTGGCAAACGAGTTCATGCGCCGCTCTGATGAGCGCGGCTATGACAAGTTCACCGAGATTGCCAAGCACGCGTGGGAAGTCTTTAACGCGGCCAATGCCCTACCTGACGACGTGCGCGTCTATCTCATGAGCCACACGGCGACGGACGACCAAGGCAACACGAAGATTAAGACGATCGGGAAGATGCTGGACGAAAAGATCACTCCTGAAGGCCTTTTCACAATCGTTTTGCGAACCGTAGTCACCGACAAAGACTACTTTTTCAGCACCAAGAATAACGGCCATGACACGGTGAAAGCCCCGATTGGTTTGTTTGATTCGGAGCGCATCCCGAATGACCTGGCAGAAGTTGATGCCGCAATTTCATCCTATTACGAACTTACAGGAGCAACAGAGCAATGAGCACATACAACCTTGATACCGACGCAGCAAAGCAGGCAGACAGCGGCAGCGGTCGCATTGCGGAAACTGGCAAGTACATCGGCCAATTCACAAAGGCCAAAAAAGTTGTCAGCACCCAAGGCACGGAAGGCATTGAATTCAGCTTTGAATCGAATCACGGCCAAAGCGCTGACTATCTGTCCGTCTGGACGATCAACAAAGACGGCAAGCAAATCTACGGCTTTAAGCAACTCATGGCCCTAATGACCTGCCTGCGCGCCAAGACTATCGACAGCAAGGCCGGAGAGGTCGAAGAGTACGACACAGTTGCAAAGCAAGTTGTGAAGCGCAAGGCAGAAGTCTATCCGGCCCTGATGAATAAGCCTATCGGCGTGCTGCTCCAGATGGAGGAATACGAAAAGAAGGATCAATCCATTGGCGAGCGCGCGGTCTTTGCAGGCTTCTTCGATCCGCAGACGGAGCAGACGGCGGCCGAGATCCTTGAAAAGCGCGAAGCGGAAGCGCTGGCAAAGATGGTTGCGAGCCTTGTTCCGGTCCGGAAGCTTAAAGGATCGCGCTCTGCTCCGGCGCCTATGCCGCATGACGATGTGCCGTTTGACGAAGTGCCTTTCTAACCATGCTCGACCTTTCCACCATACCGGAGGAAGTGCGCTTGGCTCGTGGCGAATATGCCACGGTCCGAGCTGCGCATGAAGACGCGAAGAAGTCGCTGCAGATGCTTTGCGGCTCCTTGTCTTCCACTGCCTCGCAAGTCCTGCGCCGCATGCAGCCGGATAACGACGATGTACCGGATAGCGTGGAAGCGTTGATTGCAGGCGCACGTAACACGCTTGTACTGATGGAATCGTGCACTACCGAGATTGAGGCGCTTGCCAAGCAACGTGCAGCCCTGAAACCGAAAGCCTGGAGCAAGTAGCCCTCGCGCCTACAAGGAGAATGAAATGAGTGAGTTGGAAAAGGTGAAAGCATGGAGCACCGAATTGCAGAAGCGCCTGATTGCTGCCGGCGAGGATCAGGATGCCGACGTTCGCAATCTCATGGGGGAGGCGGCTTGCTGCCTTGCCGCCCTCTCCCTGCTCTCTGAAGGAGCAGCGCAGCCGGTGGCGGATATTGCGGCGCAAAAGATTATGGCTGATCTAGACGACCGCAAGGGGATTCTTGACGACATTGATGACGATATTAGGGATGAGATTAAGGAGTCAATTCGCACAATCATTGCTGCCGCCTCTCCCCTCCCCCAAAGGGATGCGGAACAAGAGCGCGCGATCATGGAAGGTGAGCGTAACGCTTCTTGTGAGGAGTATTTCAAGGCCCGTCCGCAGATCGACTGCATCGACCGCCGTCGCGTGTTTGAAGCAGGATTCCAACGCGGATTTGTCGCCGCCCTCTCCGCAAAGGAACAGCAGAAATGAACTACCAAGTCGATGCCTTCGCCCCGCCCGACGCGGAGAAAACAATAGCGGTCTGGTTCAGTTGCGGAGCCGCCAGCGCCGTCGCCGCGCTCAAGACGCTTGAGAAGTACAGCGGCCAATACACCGTGAGGATCGTGAACAATCCGGTTATCGAGGAAGACGAAGATAACATCCGCTTCAAGAACGACATTGAAAAGCTGCTAGGCGTCAAGATTGAGACCGCAACGAACAAGAACTACCCGAAATGCTCCGCTGTGGACGTTTGGGATCGAAATCAGTACATGAGCCATCCGCACGGCGCGCCATGCACGAACCTTCTCAAGAAGGAAGCCCGGCGCCAGTGGGAGCAAGCAAACAACCCCATGCACCACGTCCTTGGCTTTACCGCAGACGAAGTTGATAGGTACAGCGACTTCGTTGCTCGCGACATGGAAATCATTCCTGTCCTGATCGACGCGGACCTGACCAAGCAAGACTGTTTCAAGATCATCCAGAAAGAAGGCATTGCCAGGCCGCGATCTTATGACATGGGTTACCCGAATGCGAACTGCATCGGCTGCGTGAAGGCCACAAGCCCGACGTATTGGAATCACGTCCGAAAGGTGCACCCGATCATTTTTCGAGAGCGGGCAGATCAATCGCGTGCACTCGGGGCAAAGCTTGTGCGCGTGAACGACGAGAGAATCTTCCTCGACCAGCTCGACCCGAACGCCAAAGGTCGGCCTATGAAGAACATGGATTTTGAATGCGGTGTGTTCTGCGAAGATCGACGCGGCGAAACTGCTATTGCAATTAAGGACTGACATGCCCAAAACCACCCAACACAACGCGGCGCACAACTACTCAGTTGGACAAAAGGTGCGCATGCTGAAATCAGTTGGCGACGCGCCAGACGGAGATTCCCCCGGTGGTGTATTTGCTTACAAGGGCGAGGTTCTTGTCATCCGCCGTATCGAGCCTGAATCTAAGTGGTGGACAATACATGTCTCTCATGAGCACATTACGGACAAATCCTTCGGCGTCAACTATCAGGAAATCGAGGTCATCAATGGCTAACCAAAACGCGGCGCTGATGGAGGCGCTGAAAGGTCTGAAGCACATTGTCGAACTGGCCGTGACGAATCCGGACGGTACGCAATACGCCTATCTCGAAACGCGCAACAAGTCATTCGTGCATGTGGTTGACGCGCTTAAAAAAGCTGATGCCGCTCTCGCCTCCCCCGCTCCGCAGGCAGAGGAAGCCGAGCGCAGACGGTTCCAGAAATTAGATTTCGACTATGCCGACAAGGACAACGTTCGGACTTTTCATGCTACGGCCTTTGATGCAGGCGTAAATTCCGCCCTCGCTGCCCGAGCCGATCTGGTGAAGCAGGTAGAGGAACTGAAGGAGAAGGTTCTGGAGTTCGACACATGGCTGAATGCCCCGCCATCGCGGGAAGTGCAGGAGCCAGAAGAGGCGCGACTGTACAGGTTCGACGCCTATAAGCGATGGGAGAAGGTTGCGGTAGCTGCAATGAAAATCAGCAAGGAGCAAACAAAATGACCAACACCAAGACTGTGACCGTGCCGGTGGAACCGGATGATGCAATGACGAAAGCGTTTTACACCTACTTTCGTAGCAGAGCATCCTATGGTGTTGTTGTACTACCCGATGGATTTAAGTTTGCCGAAGCGTTTGCCGTTGTAATCGCTGCCGCACCCAAGGCCGACTCATCGCAGCAGGCCATCTACCAGATGCGGCAACTTGCCGGGGGTGGATGGGTGGAAACAGATGCAGACGGTGAAACCTGTCTAAAGCGCATGCCACACTGGCGAGTGGTGTTTGAATTCCGCACTCTCTACACCGCACCCAAGGCCGAAGCAGCGCCGCAAGCGCAGGATAAACCAGTGCACGAGCAAAACGCACGTTTTGCGATTGAAGGCGCGATTGCGTACGGACGAGGCGATGTCAACAAACCACCATCAGGGGACCACTGGCTGATGCCTTATTGGAAGATGGGGCGGCAACTTGCGCAGGCTGAAGATGAAGGGCCAGCCGGATATGCAACGTGGAAAGATGCGGCGGTGGCAGAGCGCGTACGCAGGGTAAATGCGGAGCGTGCCGCCCTCTCTGCGCAGGAAGGGTGGAAACGGGTGCCGATCGAGCCGACGCCAGAAATGCTGGAAGTCTACAAATCATGGCATCGGGAAGGGAAGGGATATATGGATGTCAGCATTTACAAAGCCATGATCGCCGCCGCACCTTCCACCGATAAGGAATAGGAGCAACCAACCATGGCAGCAATTTTAGAGCCTCGCTGGATTTCGCTTCGTGAATGGGCGAAGAACGTTTATGGCGAGAGCAAGCCGCACATCAACACCTTGCTAAAATGGGTGCATGATGGCCGCATCCAGCCGCAGCCCGAGAAGCATGGCAAGGCGTGGAGAGTGCGGCCGCATGCCGAATACAAGGCCGACTAAATGGGCGCAAAACGACAGGCCAAGCGTCGAGACTGGCCTCCAAATCTTTACCAGAAACCGGATGGGTATTTCTACTACCGCAATCCGATGAATGGGAAGATCAAGGGAATCGGGCGCGATAAGCCGAAAGCATTGCAACTTGCGCGCTCAGCAAATGCGAAGCTGGCGGAGTTGTCCGGTGTTTCGCTCGTCGCCTGGGTATCCGGCATTGAGTCTCACACCCTCGATGCGTGGCTGGACAAGTATCTGCCGATATGGATCGAGGAAGACAAGCCGGCCGATGGAACCTTGAAAACTGCAAAGCGGCACATCAAGCGGATCAAGGCGTCTGCCTTCGCGCATCTTCAAGTGTCCGATGTCGGAACAAAGCACATTGCCGACTTTCTGGATGCCATTGCAGAAGATAGCGTTGCCCTGAATATGCGTGCGCGCCTGCAGGATGTTTTCAGGATGGCCGAAACAAAGGGCTTGATCGAGACAGGAAAGAACCCGGTAACTGCCACGAAGCCGCGAGACTACCAGGTGAAGCGAGAGCGCCTGTCGCTGGAACAGTTCTTGGCGATCCGTGAAAAAGTATCACCATGGGCGCGCGACGGCATGGACCTGGCGCTTGTCACGGGTCAGCGCATTTCAGATATTGTGAACATGCGTTTTGTCGACTATCGCGATGGGTGGCTGTACGTCCAGCAAATGAAGACCGGAACCAAGCTTCAGCAGGAAGGGAAGATCCGCCTATCCGCCGCTGGGCTTAGCATCGAAGAGGTAGTCAAGCGCTGCCGGAATCGCGTAATTAGCCCCTACATGGTTCACCACATCAGGACGAGCGGAAAATACAAGAAGGGTGAGGGAGTAAGTCAAGACGGGCTTTCGGGCGCGTTCTCGGTAGCGCGGGATGAGTGCGGGATTGTTGCAACACAGGAAGGCAAGACGCCGCCCACATTCCACGAGATTCGATCGCTTGCTGAACGCCTCTACAAGAAGGAATATGGACAGGAATTCGCCCAACAAATCATGGGGCACAAGCACGCAAAAACCACCGCTCAATACGACGATCTTCGAGGTTCAGGGTGGGCAGTTATTCAGGCAAAGTAGCGCTATGCATTTATACGTTTATTATACGAATTTTATAAAACAGGCCTCAAACCCGCATGGTTACAGGCATGGCTGTCTTTGGAATACAATTCCGGAATGACTCAGCTTGATATTCTTCTCCCGTTCGGTCTGCCACCAGCCGAACTTTCCGCCGATTTGCTGAAAGAATTAGATCTTCCCGCCTTGGCCGCACTCACCGCCCGTGCAAAATCGGAAGATTCAGCGGCGCGTCACCAAAAGTACGATGATTTTCGTCGCGCGCTCCCACACGAAAGCTGGCTCGCGGGACAGTTCGGACTTGAATCCGGGCTGGCATCCAACAGCAGCCCGCCGATTGCCGCCGCACTAATGCAATCCATGCGTCTGAATGTCGACACCGGTACATGGTTCATTTTGCAACCGGTCCATATTCATATTGCGCGCGACCATCTGGTGCTGACTGACCCGAGGCAGCTAGCCTTGGCCGAACAGGATGCGCGTAGCTTATTCGATATCGCAGCGCCGCTGTTCGAGGAGTACGGAAAGCGCCTCTTGTATGGCAACGCCGGCACCTGGTTCGTGCATGCAGACGACTGGGCGGAGCTGCAAACTTCTACGCCCGATGCGGCAACCGGACACAACATCGACATCTGGATGCCCAAGGGGCCACAGGAACGCGACTGGCGCAAGCTTCAAAACGAAGTACAGATGCATTGGTTCAGTCATTCCGTCAATGAAAAGCGCGAGGCGCGCGGCATGAAGGCGGTGAATTCGCTTTGGCTTTGGGGTGGACCAGGGATGAACTCGGATCAGGTCGCACGACGCTATGACAAGGGATTTAATCTTTCCGGCTGGATGCAGGGATTCAGTCAACTCCTGCCGCAACATGGCACAGCAGACAATGGAGCAGAACTGCCTGCCAATTTGCGCGAACGCAATCTGCTGCTGCTATCCGCTTTGTTAGAACCGGCGCTGTCCAATGACTGGTCACGATGGTTGGACGCCATGCATTGCCTGGAAAAGGATTGGTTTGCGCCCCTCCTGCAGGCCCTGCGAATCGGCACCATCGACCAGCTATCATTCATCGTCACCGATGACGCACGGCTCTCCCGCTACACCACCAATCGGTCGTCGCTTCGGAAGTTCTGGATCAAACCCTCACTTGCACCATTATGTCCGTAACTCGCATTACCACTCGCAATTATCCTTTCCGGGCCGCCGAGATGATGCGGCAGCAAGGCATTCATCCGGTACTGGCGCGTCTTTACGCGGCACGCGGCTTGGCAGATGTAAGCGAGCTGTCCAGCGAACTGGCTTCACTCATTACCCCGTCCGGCCTATTGCACATCGATGCCGCCGCGGCCTTCCTTGCGGATGCCATTGAGGCGCAGAAGAAGCTAGTGATTGTTGCCGACTACGACTGCGACGGTGCAACGGCCTGCGCGGTCGCGCTACGAGGGCTGCGTGCCATGGGCGCCAATGTGGATTTCATCGTCCCGAATCGCTTCGAATACGGCTACGGATTGACGCCGGAAATTGTGGAGCTGACCGTTCGCGAGAAATCACCCGATATCATCGTCACCGTCGATAACGGAATTGCCAGCATTGACGGCGTGGCAGAAGCAAAACGCCGCGGCATCGACGTCGTCGTTACTGACCACCACCTGCCCGGCGACGCGCTGCCCGATGCACGTGTCATCGTCAATCCGAATCAGCCCTCCTGCGGCTTCCCCAGCAAGAATCTGGCCGGTGTGGGGGTGATGTTCTACGTACTGCTTGCCCTGCGTGCAGAACTGCGCCGGCGTGGGGTTTTCGATGCGCAAAACCAGCCCAAGCTCGATGCCTTGCTTGATCTGGTTGCGCTTGGCACGGTGGCCGACGTCGTCAAACTGGACGCGAACAACCGCATCCTGGTCGCGCAGGGCCTCAAGCGTATGCGCGCCGGCCGCGTACAACCGGGAGTTGCGGCGCTATTTCGCGCGGCCGGGCGCGAATCGCGCCGCGCCACTCCCTTTGATCTTGGCTTCGCCCTCGGACCGCGCCTGAATGCGGCAGGCCGCTTGGCTGACATGTCGCTCGGCATTGAATGCCTGACCACGGATGACGAGGGACGCGCCTGGGCCATTGCACAGCAGCTCGACACGATCAATCGCGAACGACGCGACATCGAGGCCGACATGCAGGACACGGCGATGATTTTGCTGGACAGCTTCGAGCCACAGAATAAAACGACCATCAGCGTATTTGATGAATCTTGGCATCAGGGGGTGATCGGTATCGTCGCATCGCGCCTGAAGGACAAGTTCTATCGTCCCACCATTACGTTTGCGCCAGGTGGCGAGGGCCTGATCAAAGGGTCGGGACGTTCGATTGCGGGCTTTCACCTTCGCGATGCGCTCGACCTGGTTTCCAAGCACGCTCCATCGGTCATCCAGAAGTTCGGCGGCCATGCGATGGCGGCGGGTTTGACAATACGTGCGGATGCCTTCGATGCCTTTGCTGAAGCTTTCGAAGCGGTCGGTCGGGAATGGCTCACAAAAAACCAACTGGAGCGCGTGGTCGAGACAGACGGCCCACTGGAAGAAGCCTACTTCACGACCCAGTTCGTCGAACTGATCGAGGCGCAAGTCTGGGGTCAGGGCTTTGCGCCGCCAGTATTTTGCGATGAATTTCGGGTATTGAACCGGCGCATCCTGAAGGAAAAGCACCTCAAGCTGCAGTTGGAAAAAAATGGCAAGAAGTTCGACGCCATCTGGTTTGGCCACGTTGACGATCTTCCTGACCGCGCGATTGTCGCCTACCGTCTTGATGCGAACGAGTACAACGGCGTTACTCGCGTGCAATTGC